CTTATTGACCTTCTGCCAATCTTCATCTAGATCTTGTCTCCAGTTTGAGAAATTTTCTTTTTTTGTTTTCACAGTTTTTGAACTTCCAGTTCTAAACTTTCCAAACGGAGTTGGAAGTTCTTCACCATACTCTCCAGTTTTCTTTTCAACTTTATCATTAGGATCTACATCACCATCAACATCATAATCAATTCTTTTTGATGCTTTTGATACAAGTTTCTTGAGATTTCCACCTCCAATATTTGCTTCTAGATCGGATTTAGTAGGGGTGTGTTTTGCTTCAATGACTTCTTCATTTTCTTTCACGCAAGAACCCTTTGCTCCAGGAACAGCACCTTTCTTTCTCTTATAACCTTTCCAACACTTTAATTCATCAATAGATTCAACTTCTTCCTTCATTCTTTTTTCTTTTGTTTTTGCAAGAATTCTTTGCTTAGAAGCATATGCTGGTTTGTTGGGACCATCTTGTGCCATCTCACCTTCTCTTCTAGCACTCAGTCTTGCAACTAATTCTGCTGGTGCTCGTCTGGTGTCAACTTCTTCTTTTTTGATACTAGGAAGAGATGCTCCCCCAGTTCTGTTTCTTAAAATACTTGCTGCATTGGGTTCACCTGCATCTGCAGATCTACCGATACTTTGATTTCTTTTATTTTTTCTTGGATCTTGTTTTGGATTAATTGTAGGAAGAGATGTTGCCTTTTTTGCTTTTTCTGGATCATACATTGGATGACCTTCTGTAACCAAAGGTTCTGGTTTGATGAGATCAATAAACTCATACTCCATTGCCTTGAAGTCTTCTCTCCAATTGGAGTAATCATAACTATCAGAAACTACTTTCTTAGCAACCTTTGCAACTTTACCTGCAGTTTCTACACCAGACTTAAACCCTTTTCCAAATTCTTGAGCACCTTTAGCACCTACTTTTGCTGCTTTGGAAATAGTTTTTCCAGTTTCTCTTGCAGCAGCCATTGCTGCTTTGTGACGCTCCATACCCTTAAGAACTTCACCAGCAACTCTATCTAAAATACCCTTCTTTTTTGGTTGTTGTTTTTTGGCAGATGCAACTGCTTTTGAAGCATTGTCTTTTTTAGATTGACTAGAAACTTCTGATGCTTTTTTAGAGAATGATGCAAACCCCGGTTTCGATTTTGATTCGGAATCAACTTTTTGTCTAAGAACTTCTCTTGTTTTTCTCTTAGATTTAATTGCAGATGATCTTGCCCCACCTTTGGGCAAGTCTTTAATCATTTTTCCAGATTTAGATACTGGAGGAAGTCTGTCAAATTTTGCTTCTGCGAGAACTTCTTCACCAATATCGTAAATAAAATCGATGAATTGATCCAGTCCAAGTTCTTCAATAAAAATTGCTACACCATCTTCATTGAGACCTTCATTGAAGAGGTATTCTGCTGCGGTCTGTGCGACCCACTCTTCACTCTTATTTCCCCAATTAGATGCGCCTGCCTTACGGCATTGAACCAATCTACCGGAAGCATATGCAGAAGGCCAAACTTTAGCACTTGCTTTTACTTTATGGTAACAGGCATCTTTTTTTCCACTACCCTTACCTTTAATGTCTTTCCCTTCTTGCATTTCCATGGTTTCTTTTAATCCTGGTTCTGGTTTTACGTAATGTTTATTTTTTTTACCTTTCGCAAAGGTTTTTACATTTGTTGGTTTTGCTGCTCCACTTTTAGACTGCTGACCAGGATCTTGTTGCCTTTTGCGACGATCAGCAGATTTAATAAGATTCTCTCCCTTTTTTCCTTTTCTTTTTAACGCGGCAAGTCTTGCACTGCTATAGCATTTTGGAGTTTTAGTTTCTCCAGGTTCATTTGCACATGGAGATCCATCTGATTGAACCCATCCAGGTTTTTCATCCTTAGATTTAGAACCCTTAAACCAATGATGAAGATTTCCTTCCTGCATTTTCTTTTGCTTGCCTTGGCAATGAGCACGTTGACTAAAACCTTTTGGGTTGTCACAATCAATAGATTTTTTATATTTTTCTGACCAACCCATTGGGAAATATTTTACTCTTTATTATTTAGGAACCCTTGTTTTAGCATTTTTTGCAACTCTGAAGTAGATCCGACAAACACGGCATTATTAGTCACATTATTAGTTGTTTTCTTAGTATCCTCTTCAACATCCTTAAGTTTCTTTTGAAGATCAATCAACTTATCCGTAGTGTCTGCAACACTTTTAATTAACTGACCTGCAACTTCATATGCTCTGGGGCTTGCACCTTCTTCAGCAACTTCCATTATTCCGTTGATCGCTTCTTGACCTTTTTCTATCAGAGAATATAAATTTGCACGAGTATACTCATAATCTTTTCTAATATCATTGCCATGATGTTTTTGCATTTTTGATGTAGAATCACTAACATCAACAATATTACTCTCTGTATTGAGAGCCTTATCTATCGAGTCATAACTGTTCGACATAATAATTACAGGTCAGTTTGTCTAGTTGGGCTGTATTCTTTGGAGTTTGCTAAGTAGCTCCATTCCTCATTAAATCCAAAGTCATCTCCTGGTTCTAAGAGAGCATCATCAGCAGCATTTACGACATTATCGTTATTCTGATCCGTAAGTGCTTTTGGAGTTGCAGTATATCTCATCTCTCTCCTAGCAGTTGATGTATCTGTTCCACTATTCAGATCAACCTGAACTTTACGGATAAGACCATCTGTACTGTCTGCAATAGGACCAAACAGATATGTTTTTGCAGTAAATCTCAAGGTGTATATAAGTGCTCTTCTCGATTGAAATGTTCCTTCGTAGTCATCTTGGAAACTGATGTTATCTAATACAATAGGAATATCTCGTTTCTCGCCAATTGAACTAACCAAATCTACAGTTAGATTAAATGAAGGTTGAAAAAATGGCAATATTTGTTCAATAATCTGTAAAGCATCATCATTTAATTTACTGAAAATATTGAGTTCAAATCCAATGTTATATGGAACAGGCATGAAGACTTTTTTTAAATTCGATCCTTCAGAAGCTTTGAAGGTTTGAGTAACTCCCACTTTTCTTGTAGGGTCATATTGAATGTCAATCATTTCAAATGACATTCTTGGAAGAGTTATTGCCGTTGCCTTGGTTAGATCTGCCTGTTCTTGAATTTTAGTCAGGAACTTTTGCATTGGTCCATAAGAGAGACCAACTTTTATTTCATCCAAAATACTACCATCAGATTTTGTATGTTTAATAAAAATATCATTAAACAGTGTTCCAAAACCGATAATAGTTTTTCTTATAATTTCGTGATAAAAATAAGTTCCTAACATTAATATTCTCCAAAGGGATTAGATTCTGTAAAATCTAATATGTTGTCTGCTTCTGTTTCAATCTCTTCATTAACGTCGTATGGATTTTCATAACTATCATCCTCATAAGATTTAATAGTATATGATGCCGAGGATGAAGATCCTACGATAGTCTCTCCAACATAAAACTTACCAGTATTTAGGGATACACGCATCGAAGTTATTGGAAGAACCCCAGGAGTTGCAGAAATAACTGTTTTAAATTCTCTAACTCTTGCTGTTGTTCTAGATGTCTGACCAACAATTTCTTCATTGTATATAAATGTTCCGACACCGACTGTTGGGAAATTGCTGAATTGAACTGTAGGTGCTTCGGTATAACCAATTCCTGGTTTTAGAATTCTTACACTTGAAACCGTTGTAGATGTTATTCCTGCAACTACAGTTGCGGTTACTCCAGATCCAACTGAGCCAATAATATTAACAGTTGGTGCAGAAGCATATCCTACACCGGATCCAGTTATTGAAACTGTTTGTAAACTTGATAATGTTCCTCCAATGGAGCAAGTTGCTGCCGCACCTGATCCTCCTCCACCAGAGAAAGATATTGTTGGAGCGACCGTATATCCTGCACCAGCATTTGTTAATTCTATTCTTAAAACAGATTTAACATTTGCCTTTGTTGTGGTAATGGCAACTGCTGATGCATTAGTTCCCCCAACGGGTGCAGGAGTTATAGATACTGTTGGTGCGGAAGTGTATCCAGATCCGTCATTGTTTAAAAATATTTCCGAAATAGCACCAGTTGCAATGGTTGCAGTTGCAGTTGCAGTAGTAGCGGTGCTAACCAAGACGAGATTGGTAATATATCCTTCTTCCTTAACAGTATTGTCGAGTTCTTCTATAGAAGTGTCAATAAGTTCATTTTCGTATTCGAACAACTCACAACTTAATTCATAAACATAATTTGAACCTAATTGATAAAAAGGTTTTTCTGATTCTACTCTTTTAATTTCAAAGAGTCTTTCTCCTAGAGGAAAGTATATTAAATCACCCTCCTTTGGTCTTGTAATTAAATCTGCAAAATCATAATCTGTAATTAATCCATCTCTAATTCCAGAACTAATGCCTTCCAAAAATGGAACAATAAATTCTTCAAATCGTTCTCTAGAAATAGTTAAACTAATCTCATTTTTTAATCTTAGACCAAATTTGGTCATGATATCACTATCTGGAGCGTATCCATCATAATTGTTTAGATACGCTTCTAATGAAAATGAATCATCGAATTTAGATGATTGAATTTCTC